TCCAGGGAGAGTCGTCCAAGTGCACGCAGCGGGCACCGGCCTCAGCCGCGTCGCCCCAGTGGCCGCCGACTAGCGCGCACTTGAATTCACCACCACGCCATTGGCCATGATCATTAGCACTATCCTTGCCCGCGTTTAAATCATCATACCAATTGGCTGTATTTTCTTGACGGTCATAATAATGGCTCGTTTGCTGCCATAGATTCCCGCTAGGCTGGTCCACATTCAAGCACGACACACATTCAAACCCATACGCACTGTGCTGCCCCGTATTCACTCGGTCACCAGCTCCGGTCGCCCCCTGCGGCACGCCGTAGGCAAAGGCCAGAAACTCATCGTACGTGGGCAGCCTTTTCCCGGCATTACGAACAAGACGCGGATAGTCCAGCCCGCGAGCGTAGCCTTCAGCCCCAGAAAGCGGCACAGCGTTATACGCCGAAAGCGGCACGGTGTCCGGCCAGGCTGTGCCATCTTCGCTAGACAAGTAGATATCAGCCCAGAGCCGACCCGGAATGATCTCTACCATCCCGGTGGGGTCACACTTGGGTCGATGCGTGAGATCCCAGACGCTGTTTGGCACGATCTGCACCGATAAACTAGCTCCGGCGTCGTAGGCCTGGGCGAGTGTTCGCACCCGGCCATAGTGAAACCCGCCGATGCGCCGGCTGTCGCTTTCGGTGTAGCCGCCCGGCACGGTAATGTTCGTGCTGGCGATCAGCCCGGCCCGGCCATCGGATTGCTGGAACACGTACAGATAAACATCCGTGCCGACGCTGATGCCATCCAAAGACCCGTCCTGGTTCCCCGAAGCAAACGGATCCCAGTCCAGGCGCTCGTTCAGCACGTATCCGTAACCGGCGCCGCCGATATTGACGCTTCCGGGCGGGATGTCCAGCAGGTTCGCGGCAGCCGCCTCAATCTGCCCCATAAGTTGCACATGCCCGGGGCTTTCCGCCGCAATAATGCGAGGTTCTTCAGCCATTCAATGCTCCTTTCTTACGCGCCCAGCTCGGAGAGCGCGGCCTCTACGTCCGACACGGTGTAACCCAGCTTGACCAGGCGGGACGCGCTGTTCTCGACCAGCTTGTATTGCCTGCGCACGATCTCGCCCGTGGACTCGTCTTCCTGTTCGACGACGCGGTAATCCGGGTCGGAGCCGTCGGCGCTCTCGCCGTCGGACAAAATCCGGTCGAACTGATACACATACCGGCCGTTTAAAAGCGCCTGCCAGCGCTTTTTCAGCTCCTCGACCTGCTGCGGCCTCAGCTCGCCGTCCCGGGCGCGCTGCTGCAGCAATTCGAAATCGTTCCGCGTCATCAGCGCGTTTCTCGGAATGCCTCGCATCACTCCTCCTTAAACGGTTACTGTTACGGCGGAAAGGCCGTCCACACGGCTCACCGCCCGCCTGTCGGCAATGTTGTTGATGGCCTGCTTCAGCTGGGCCTCGTCCGCCTGGTCCGGCGAGATGCCGGCGTCGGAGAGGACGTTCAGCAGCTCGCGCTGAAGCATGTTGAAGTAATCCGCCAGCATGGGCGTGGCCCGCGTGTTCGTGGACGGATCACCGGCGCGCCATTCGCCCTCGGTGGTCACCCGATCCGTGTAGGCACCGACCTTTTCCATGATTCCCCCTTTTACTCGGTCTTGTATCCAACAATGAGTATGAGCCAGGACGGCGCGGCCTGCTGCAGAGCGCACTCGATCAAAGCGTCGCCCCAGCTGCGCAGCGGATCGCCTATTTCGGAGTCGCCAACGACGGCCTCGCGCACCACGCCGGACGGCAAAAGCGCGTCCCAGGCGTAGAGCCAGGTCTCGTCATTGAGCGGATCGCCGATCTCGGCGCCCCTGGGCCCGGCTCCGCTGCCCAGCTCCATCGTCGCCTCCAGGTGCTCGACAACCTCCAGTCCATCGTAGCCGAGCCCCTCGGCCAGGCCGACGTAATCCTCCTCGCGCATGCCGCCCCGGCCGATCACCCGGCCGACGAGCGCGGCGCGCCGGTCGGCCATGCTTTGATCCGTCGGGGTGCATTCGTCCGGCAACCCGAAACTCGATTCCCACTCCGGAAACAACTCGCTGGCTCGGCGCGGATCCGCTTCCAGAAGTAAGGCTCCGGCCCGGGAATCCACCCGGTAAAGCTCCTGGGCAAGACCGGATAGCAGCCGCTGTAAATTGCTTTCCGGGTCCGTCGGCCAGATCATGCCCGGAGGCAACAGCTGGAACAGCATGCGGCGGTAGTCTTCCGGTTCCAGACCTACAGCCATGTAACGCCTCCCCAAATCGGCAGAACGCCGGTGCTGTACGACACATCACTGGTCGGGGATTGCAGGGTGTAGTCCTCGACCCCGGAGGCCAAAATGATGGCCGCTCGAATATGGCTTATCAGCAGCGTGCCGCCCGGCTTGGCTTCGCGCTCCAGAAAATCCTGCAGCGAGGCCTCGACGTTGGCCCGGACGTCCGCAGTGTCCGGGGTTACGCTCATCTCCGGCGCAAAAGTGGTTGTGTCCGGGGCGTCCACGTATGCCTTGGCCTGCACGTTCTTTTTTTCATTGATGTGCGCCTGCGTCGTGTCGATCAGCTGTTGCGAAGGAGTGGGGCCGCTGTCGGAATCATCAGCGACGATCCGGATCACAACAGACCCAGGGCCCATGCCCAGAGGGTCCTCCCAGGCACGAGTCACGCCGGACACTTCAAGCGCCCATCCTTCCCAGTCTCCAGCGGCGCCTCCCCTGGGGATCCGGGCGCGCCTGAGCAGTATGCGATCACGCCAGGCGTCATACGCTTCCAGATCCACGCCGCCGGCCAGGCCGTCGGTGCCGACCACGGCGGTGCCGTCCACTCCGGAAATCGGAGACACGAATTCCAGCTCCGTGCCCGCGTCCTGATTCCCGTCGGCTCCCGGCTCCGTCGCCTCCACGCTCGCGGTTGCCGTGCCCCCTGATATCGTGGCGGACTCGGTCGTCTCGTATTCCTGTTCGTCTTTCTGCAGAAGGGTCCCTGTCGGGATCGACGCTCCGTCATCACCAGTAAACTCGACCGTGCCGGTCGCCTTTGCCGCCTCGCGCCTGGGCACTCCGGCGCTGTGCAGGTGCAACACGTCGTCGTCGCATGTCTCGGGGAACAGTTGCCGCTCGAGCCATTGCAGGTAACCGTAAAGCCCGTTGACCGCTCCGGCCTGGCTCGTGGCCAGCGACTCCGTCAGCCTGGTGCCAAGGGACGCCTGCGCCTGGGGCAACCTGGAAAGCAGGTCTTGATCGATCCGTTCAATAAGTTCCTGCAAAGTAGGGCGGTTAAACGCCATTAAACACCTCCGTTAGCGCCACACGTAGCTGTAGCGGGTCTGCACTTCACTGCCGTCACCGCGTCGGATCCGGATGTTAAGACCTAGTGTCGTGGAGCTCAGATGTTCCGCGTCGATTTCAAGCTCAGCGGCCACGCGGTCATCGATGAGCCACCGCAACGCCTCGCGCGCGTATTCCTCGGCGCGGCGGCGCACGTCCTCCATTGCCTTTTCGCGGCCAAGCAACCACAGCCTGGAGCCGTGCCTGCGAGCCCGGAAAGCATCGGCCCACCAGCCGCGCCTGTCTGATCCACCGCCTGGGAGCTCGTCTTCCGGTAGAGCCCGCCGGTCGGTAAACAGCGACAAAATCACGGCGGTCTGCAGGCCTTCGTCCGTGCCCAGGTCGCCGCCCTCAATCGCCAGGTCGAACTGCCCCGTGTTTCGGTCAAAGCGCAGCGCGATATCCATCAGTTGGGCGCTCCAGTGTCGCCGCCGTCATTTTCGGGGTGAGTATGGCTGACGAGCGAAACGCCGCTCGCCTCGACGTCATCGGTGACCGAGACCAGGCCATCGATAGACGCGGCCGCGCCGCTGCCTCCGGATACCGTCATCCCGCCTTGCGCGGCCAACGCCCCTAGCACAGTGCATTTCCCCGTTACTGTTAAATCCTGTGTCGCGGTCACGATCGGCGTGTCCAGCTTTATGCTGGTGCTTGCGGTCGCTACGATCTCCGGGGCTGTGACCGTGGCCTTGTCGCCGGCGGTCACATTTACCTCGGACCCCGCCTTTACGCTGATGATCTTGCCCCGCTTAAAGCGAATCTCGTCACCCTCGTCGGTATAGAGGCAAACTTCACCGGCTTGCAGGTCCTTGACGCGGTAGCGCCGATCATCCACCGCCAGGGCTACCAAGTGCGACCTGGCGCCCCCGACGGCACCCACCACGGCCTCGGCCCCCTTAAGGGGGTGACTAGTAAACCCGTATTCCTGGAATCGCTCCGCCCAGGCCGGCTCGTCGCCCAGCAAACCCAGCTGCACGCCCTGCAGCTTGAGGCTGTCGTCCACGAGCTTGAGCACTCCTCGGCTGATGATCAGCCGGATACGCCTCCAGATCGGTCCGAGCAGTCGTTGCCATGTCCTGCGATCGCCCATCACCACCCCAGCACGCCTTGCGTTTCCGCCTCCGGCTCCGGGACAGGCTTTTGCTCGAACGCCTCCGGAGGCGACACCCTGAGCTCAGCCACCCGGCCGTCGTCGCTATTTTCAATCAGCTGCACGTCACTCACCAGCATGCGGCTGTCCAGATCCAGATAACCGTCGATCACGCGCACCAGGTCCCCCGGCCGCCAAACCCCTTGTTCGTGGCGCCAGCCGCCCACGGTATAGGTGACCCCGCGCCCCTGGGCCCATCGCAAGCGAGACTCGTATTCCGCCCGCTTGCGGCACTCACTGGGGTTTACAGGGGTGTCGCTCACAATGACATACGTGCGCGGCTTACGGACGCGCGGATCCGTGGCCTCGCCCTTCGGCGCGGACGCCTGTTTCCCGAACCAGTTGTCCGTGCCCTGGGTCTGCCCCACAACGATGTAGTGGCGAAACCGGTCACGCATGCTGAAATTGCCGCGCCCCTTACGGATGTTCTTGCCGAGCTCCAAAGGGGTGGCCACCTTGCGGCGGACGGCGTTGGCAATCACCAGGCGGCCCTGGGCGTCGCTCAAGATCCTTGCCCCGCGCGTCTGCGCCGCCTTCTCCAGGGCCTCGGCCAATGGCTGGCCGTCCTCGACGGCGAATTCCCGAATAGGGTCGGAGGCGCCCGCCTCGTCTACCACTTCGATGCCGTAAGGCTTCGCCAAATCCTGCGCTATCCGTTTGAGAGTGCGATTTTTGAACCGCTTGTCCTGGCTGCTGCAATCCACCAGATCGGCGGTCTTGCTGCGGCAGTTGGCGACAATGGTGTGGCTGGTTGCGTCGTAGTCCGGGATCAGCTCATCGACGTATCCGGTCAGCACTCGCTCTTCGCCCACCTCCACGGTGCACTCCTTGTCCGTGGAAATAGGGCGGACGCTTGACCCCCGGCCCCATCGCTCGGTCAACGTGAGCTCGCAGGTGTCCGCGATCTGATCCAAAGACCTACGCACGCGCACCTCCTGCCATCCCTGATAGAGAGCGCCCTCGACACGAAGGACGACCGGATCCCTATTCACTCAGCACCTCCAGTGCCATGCCGCCGCGAACAGCGCCGGGATGGCGGACGTCGTTCCGGATGGTGATTTCATCCGCGCGCCTGGCGTCACCGTACAGGACCTGCGCGATCACCACAGCGGGCAGGGTGGTCATGGGTGTGTATGTGGTCATCTCGGGCAGGGCGGTCGCGCGAGTGCGCAGGTCCTCGGAGACGGCGACGCGAAGTTCCTGCAGGGCGGCATAGGTTTCGCGGGACACCGGTTTGTCCGCGAGCATCTCATCGTCGATCAGCGCCAGGGTATTGGTCCCGGCCTCCTGGGCGGCCTGCCTGCTCGACCAGTCCGTATCCGCGACCAGGCGCGCCGCGGAAACCGCGGCGGCCCGGCCACTCAGCTGGCGCGAGGCGAGAATGCTGTTGCGGCGCTTGATGCGCTCGGGAGTGACCGGGTCGGGCAGCTCCACCGACTCCCCGCTCTCCGCCACGCTGCGCATCATGCGCGTGGTCCGCTGCGGGGTGCCGGGCGGCTGCATCACGCCGGAACCGTCGCCCCCGCCGCCCAGCGTGCTGCCATTGTAGAGGTTGGCGGCGCGCACCGGCTCCAGGGCGGCGTTTTTCAATCGCTCATATCCGCCGATCACAATCCCGGCGATATTCTTTGGCGCGCGGATCTCGGCGGCAATCTGCCCGGCTATATCTCCAACCATGTCCTCCAGGTCGCGAACCACTCGGAGCAGATCGCGCTCGATCGCGGCCAGGGAGCCGCCGAGCAGGCCCTCCACATCCCAGTCCTCGGCAAAGTCGGCAATGGTCGCCTCCTCCAGGGCGTCGGCGGCCTCGCGGGTGCGCTGCCTGGTATCCGGCCGGGAGACCGGGAAGGGCGGCTCGTCGATTTCTTCGGCCTCGGCGAAGGTCACCTCGAAAGTGCAAATGCCGCCGGCCCTGGTTGACTCGCGCCAGCGCGGGTCCGTGGCCACCGCCCGGAATGTTCCGAGGTAGGGGTGGACCAGGGTGCCGGGGCCGGGTTCGTCCAGGACGCGGATCAGGCGGTCGCGCCACAGGTCGTAGTCCTCGCCGGCCACGAAGAGGGTGAGGCGCCACTCCCTCGCCTTGCGGCCCATGTCCTCGGCCTGGGGGCGGTCGCGTCTGGGGTACTCGTGGATCAGCCAGCGGCGCCCACCCTGGGTGTCGCTTCGCTCGACGTG